GACGAATCTTCTGGCCTACCATCTTTCTCATATGGTCAGACCGGTGTAAGTGGTACAGGTCGAACAGCGGCTGGTATCTCTATGCTTATGGGTGCGGCGTCAGGTTCGATCCGTACAGTTATTAAGAACTTTGATGATTATCTGCTTCGTCCTTTGGGAGAGGCAATGTTTGCATTTAATATGCAGTTCGACTTCGATCCTGAGATCAAGGGTGACCTAGAGGTTCGCGCTCGTGGTACTGAATCATTCATGCAGAATGAGGTACGGTCACAGCGTCTTATCAGCTTCCTACAGATCGCTAGTAATCCTGTACTGGCCCCGTTTGCCAAGTTCCCTTACATCATGCGTGAGATTGCTGCTACGATGGACCTTGACGTGGACAAGGTTGCTAACAGCCCAGAGGAAGCCTTCCGTCAAGCTGAACTACTTAAGCAGATGCAGCAACGTATGCAAGCTGATCAACCAGAAGCGGCTGTCGGCCAGGACGCTATGGGTACAGGCGGGGGTAATATCGGTGTTGGTCAAGCCCCTGTCCCTGGTGAACAAGGTTTCCCAACAGGTGGCGGTCCTCAACCTCAACAAGGCCAACCACAGCAAGGTGGCGGCCAGGGTATCCCACCTGAACTGATGGCTCTGTTACAGGCTGGTGGTCAATAATGAACCCTAAAGTTGCACGAGATGTTCTGCCTCTAGTAAGTAATCCAGACTTTGCTGAACTTATCGGTATCTACTTGGACGAAAAGATCTCAGAACAATATAAGATTATGGAGCAGTCTGTAGATACGCACGTTATCTATCGAGCACAAGGGGCTGCGTCAATCCTAAGACGGCTTAAGAGTATGAAGGCTGAAATTCAAAGTTCTGCGGAGAGGGATAAGTAATGGTTGATATTGTTGACCTTAGAAATTTAGTTGCGGAAGCAGAGGGTACGACTGACGCTAAGGCTTCTCAGGAAAACTTTGCTTCTGGATATGATGTCCCTTTTGCATACGGTCAGTATCTACAGCCTAGTAAACCTATTTCTCAAATGACCTTTAAAGAACTAGATGATTTTCAGAAAAAGCAGATTAATGCTACTAAGGGAACTTTTGATAATACTAATCGTGGTACGAGTGCTGTCGGTCGTTATCAGTTTATAGGGCCGACCTTAGAAAACCTTAAAAACCGTTTAGGGTATAAAGATACTGATGTGTTTAGTCCAGAGGTGCAGGATCGTCTATTCGACGCGCTAATGGAAGAACAAGGTCTACAAAAACTCTTGGCAGGACTAATTACTCCAGAAAAATTTCAGGAAAAGCTATCCTCTCAGTTCGCTAGTATCCCTAAGCCCGGTACAGAGACAGGTACTTATAAAGGTCAAAATACAGGTGTTACCTCTGATCGTGTCTCAGCGGTGCTTTCTAGTATGCAAGCGGATACACAGACCGATCAGATGCTGTCTGGGGAACAGCCGGAGGACACCTTTCGTTCCGAAGATGACACCGTTCCTTCTGATACCGGCACTGTTACTGGCGATCAGGCTGAGGAAGAACCTGGATTCCTAGACACAGTAGGTGAGTATGTTGGTGATGCTTACGATACTGCCTCTGAATATGTAAGTGAAACTGTAGACACTCTAGAAGGGGTTGCAGAAAGTGTAGGTGATAAACTACGTCGTCTGTTAGGTTTAGAAGAAGAACAACAGTCAAGTAGTTCGAACGATACTCCGCCCCTCCCTACTCCCCGTCCCGGTCGGACAGATACTCCGCCCCTCCCTACTCCCCGTCCCGGTCGGACAGATACTCCGCCCCTCCCTACTCCCCGTCCTAGTCAGACAAAAACACCATCTTTCAACGTAGCCGACGCGGCAAGGGATGTTTATTCATTAGCAACTACAGGAGGATCACGTGCATCCGCGAGAAAGCTCCGGGATATGGTAGCGCAACAACTCGGGGTGTACGAAAGTTCTCAAGAAGCTACGTCGGAGGCTAAAAAGTACAGATTGAACGAAAGAGAAGTTGACACTCTTAGACATATTTTAGGTGCCGGACTTCTAAAATATATTGGTAAGGACTTTACTCAACCCCTTTTACAGGGAACAGAGTTGTTCGAAAAGATCCAGATTTACGCACAGAGATTGCTAGACTCTAACTCCGAAGATAAATACAGAAAAAGTTATTATGACCAGTCAATCGAAGAAGCCAATATAGATATCGTTAATTATCAGGTCGGTGCAGCTTTAGCAAAACAGTTTGAGACAAAAGACGATTTTATTAAGTCTGCTGTTGAACTTGTAAAAGAGTTGAGTAAGGGTAAAACTCCTGTAGTCGTAGATCAGATGCCTACACGGTTTGGCGTTGTTGATAGAGAATTAACGCCTCAGCTAAGTACAGGAGTGATCTATCCACCTGAAGAATTAGAAAAAAGAAATTTAATTTACAACCCGGATAGGCGTACACTGACTCCTCCACCCGTTGAAGATTACGGATTTGTAGAGCCCGCCCCAGGTTCTAATTTAGAAGATCAAGGCCCTGCGGTTTTAGAAAAAGCAGAAGGTGGTTCAGTCGAAAAGGAAGTCGAGTTTGTCAAAGAAGATGACGATGACGATGTACCTGATCCACCCCCAGGTGCAACACCAGAAGAAGTAGCAGACGATATTCCTGCTTATCTATCCACAGGTGAGTATGTCCTACCTGCTAATGTAGTTCGGTATATCGGTCTTAAGAATATCACCGGGATGCACCAACGCGCCTTGGCTGAACTACAACAGATGGAAGATCTTGATATCATCGAGAACGTAGACGAGAACGGCTATGTTGAAGAAGATGATGACGAGATGGACTATATGAAGCCGGAAGGTGTGGTTGAGATTGTAGTTGCTGAGCATCATCCTAAAGGTCTGATGGTGCAGGACGCACCGCGCGGCTCGGGGGGCATCGCGTCCCTGCCGCGTACGGCGGAAATCCAGGGCCAGTACCACGTCCTTTCGTACCTCACGTCGGATGAGCAGCAGATGCTCCGCGACGCCGGCGGCGGCCTCGGCCTCGACGGCGCCCAGATATACGGCCCCGGCGGCGTTCCGGCGTTCCCCGAGCCTGGGATGGGCGGCAGCAACGACCACGGCGGCTCAAGCGCTTCAAGTTCTTCTGGGGCAGGAGACGAAGACGACGCTACCGACCCCGGTGCCGCGAAAGCCGAACAAGACGAGTCCCCTATAGGTGGCGTGGTCGGCGCAATAAACGAGTTTATGGGGTTCGACCCAACCCACGGGTACGCGGGTAAGGGTGTCACAGACCCAAATACTGGCGAAGTTTACGGGCCGGGGGGTCTGGCATCGGTATCCAGATCCTACACGGAAAAAGACGTCAGAGATCCTAAATCTGTTGCATCAGCCGTGGGGATGGGTTTAGGCTCTATCGCAGGTGGTCTTGCCGGAATAGGTCAGGCGGCTGTAAACGCTGCCGTTGAAGCCGGGGTTGATGTCCAAGAGGCTTCCACTAATGATATTGGTGGCGGCTCCCAGGAGTTTCCCGAAGAAGAAAAAGCAGATACGGATACTGAAAAATCAACAGACACAGACCCCTTAAGTGACTACATATATGTCCCTGGCGTTGGTTACCGCCGTAAAGTAAGGAGCGTTAAACCACTTAGTGAACTTAAAGCCGGAGGTTACGTAACTCGTAACGGCATCATGGCTAGAGGTTACTCAGAGGGTGGTATGATTAATTCAGATTCTTCCTTTGAAGAAGGTCAAGTTTTACCGACCTCTGATATTTTCTCGGAGGGAGTATACGCCCAAGTAAATATTGATAGATCGGTTGATTCCGAAAATGTGGTAGAAAGCGATAAAGTAATTACTGCTCCTATTGCATTTTCCAGTGCTCCTGGTAAAACTGCTTATCTCGCGTACATTACACCGGAAGAAGCCGCCTCCTTACGCCAAGCAAAGCAGGGGTTTAGTTCCGAAGGTAATGGTCTGGAAGTATCTGACGGTCAATATCAGCATTTAGGCCCAAAGGGTTTAATGTCATTTAATGGTCAAGGCGGCGGCGGCGGTGACCCAGGCCCAGGAGAGGGGCATGGCGGTGGCATGAGCGAATTCGTGGAAGACTTAGAACCAGAAGTAGTAGAAGAAGAAAAGCCAACAGATCCCTATGAAGGCTATACCTATGTTAAGGGTATCGGCTACGTACCAACATCACGTAGGGCGACTTCTATTGAGTCGGCTTCATTAAATTTATCATCTATTTTTACACCCGGTTTTCTAAGGACTATCGGAATTATGAGTGACCCTAACGAAGAACTATAGGGTCAAATCTGAGGGCTACCCTATACCCCTCTCGTGGTGAGAGGCTACTAGAGGCCCCCGAATGGAGACTATCATGTCTGTGGTTGCAGAAGTAGAAGAAAATAACTATACTACCATGAAATACCGGAACAACCGGGCAGAACGGGATGAACGAGAACTAGCAGAACTAGAAGCTGAACGAAACAAATCCCCTGAACAGCGCGCAGAAGAAGAGGAAGATGCTAACCTTGATGCAGAAGAAGCTACATTTAAGAAGCGTTATGGAGACCTTCGACGCCATATGCAGCGAACTCAGGAGGAAAACAATCGCCAACTACGATCACTACAAGAGCAGGTTGGGTCTCTTACTAAGAAGCAGATTAAACTTCCTAAGTCTGACGAGGAACTTGATGCGTGGGCTAAGAAGTATCCAGACGTTGCTAAGATCGTTGAGACTATCGCTACTAAAAAGGCTATGGAAGCACGAGGCGAAGTAGACCAGCGGCTAAAACGAGTCGAGGAACTAGAGACTAAGATTGCGCGGGAGAAAGCCGAGAAAGAACTAGCCCGACTTCATCCGGACTTCGATGAACTACGCCAGGACAAATCTTTCCATGAGTGGGTTTCTCAGCAGCCTAGGTGGATTCAAAGCGCACTGTATGATAACGATACGGATTTCTTAGGTGCCGCTAAGGCTATTGACCTGTATAAATCAGAGAATGGCCGTAAGAAGCGCACTAAGGACACTGACGCAGCCCGGTCAGTACCGACCCGGAACCGCAGAGAAGACCTGAGTGATGGCAAAGTCACTTGGTCAGAGTCTCGGGTTAAGCGTCTAACAGCCCAAGAATACGAAAAGTTTGAAAAGGATATCGAGAACGCTATCCGTTCCGGTAACTTTGATTATGATATTTCAGGTGGTGCTAGGTAATTTTTTACTTGACACCATTTTAGGATTAGACTATAATAGTGCATATTAATACCAAAGCGCCTCCCGAGGTTGGGACCACCGCTTACAATTCGACAGCGGCTAACCTTCGCTTTCAACTACCTGATAAACTAGGCCGGTTTAATTACCCACCCTATCCTTTGTCAGCCTTGGATGACCGACGTTAGCTCTTTTCCGCACTTTTTGAAAGGAGAAAACTCATGGCATTTAGGAGTGCGGCAGGATATGGTAACCTTCCTAATGGTAACTTTAGTCCAGTTATCTATTCTAAGAAGGTACAAACTGCCTTTCGGAAAACCTCAGTAGTTGAGGACATCACTAACAACGACTACATGGGCGAGATCTCCAACTTTGGTGATTCCGTTCGTATTATCAAAGAGCCAGAAGTCTCTGTTCAGGCTTATTCCCGTGGTACACAGGTTGTCCCACAGGATCTGGACGACGAAGATTTCACTCTTGTTATCGATCAGGCAAACTACTTCGCGTTCAAGATCGATGACATTGAAGCTGCACATTCCCATGTGAACTTCGAATCTCTTGCTACTGATCGCGCTGGTTATCGCCTTCGTGACCAGTTTGACCAGGAGATCTTCGGTTACATGTCCGGTTACAAGCAGGCCGCTCTACATGCCAATGCTAGTACCGCTCGTGTTGCCGCTGACAAATCCGGTACTGATCCGGTGTCATCCGATGCTGATGGTCTTCTTGCTTCCATGAAGCTAGACCTTAGCGACTTCGGTGGTACTGCTAACTCCATTCCGGTCGGTCAGAACACCAGTGCTATCTCGCCACTGGCTGTTATCAACCGTATGGCTCGCAAGCTAGACCAGCAGAACGTTGATCGTGACGGTCGTTGGCTAGTTGTCGATCCAGTCTTTGCCGAGCAGCTTAACGACGAAAACTCAAAGCTACTAAGCAATGACTTTGCCGGTCGCCAGGATGCAGGCGATATCCTCCGTAACGGTCGTATCGTCGATGGCATGGTTCGCGGTTTCCGCATCTACATGTCAAACAACCTGCCGATTATTGGTACTGGTCCGGGTACTGTCGCTACCGGTGGTTCCGCCGCTAACTTCGGTGTTATCATTGCCGGTCACGACTCTGCCGTTGCTACCGCTTCTCAGATCGAGAAGGTAGAGACCTATCGCGACAATGACAGCTTTAGCGACGTTGTTCGTGGTCTGCACCTTTATGGCCGTAAGCTACTTCGTCCAGAAGCAGTCACCCGCGCCATCTATAACGTGTACGAATAAGGGAGGTATGAATCATGGCTTACGATCTAACTAATGGTTCCACTACCAACCACAAGTCGCGTACTGGTGCTAACGTACCATACACCGTAGAGAAGACTGTCTCTATGGCTGATGCAACCACCGCCAAGGGTTCCGCCCTTGCTAACGCCGATATTCTAGAGGTTATCCCGGTTCCGGCTAACACTCTAGTCCACGGTGCGGTTGCTTACGTCGAGACTGTCGATTCCTCCACCGCTGCCACTTTTGACATCGATGTTGCTGCTGGTGACAGCTTTGTCGACGGCGGTGACTTCAACACTGTCGGTTGGGCTGCTGCCGGTTCAAACGGTCTGCTTCCCTTCGGCGCTAACTCTGTTATTGTCGCTTCGGCTGACACCATTGACGTAAAGCTAAACGTCGGCGGTTCTGTCGTACCGGCTAACGGTGTTATCCGTGTTGTTGCTTACATGTCTGACCTTGCCGAGATCCCTGGTCCGGCTGAGGTTGGTCGCGACTTCGCCTAACAAACTTGGGGAGATCCTTCGGGGTCTCCCCTTGACTACTTGGAGATTGCATGGTACAGTTACACTGTTCTGTTTCGGAAGATACTCTCAAGTCTAACTACGAAATTAATAGGAACCGCGACCTACCATCTCTTCCCAAACTAAAGAACAGCCCACATAAACGTAGCGAAGAAATTAATATTTGTGCTGCCGGTCCAAGTATTAGACAGTTTGAGAAGTTCCTTCGTATTTCTAAGAACGATATCTTTGCGTCTAAGACTGTTAATTACCTAACCTCTATCGGTTGCGATCCAAGATACAGCGTGTCTATTGATCCTAGAGAGTCCGGTAATAAAGCCCAACTAAACAAAAAAACCAACTACATTATTTCCTCTCAGTGTGACCCTAGTCTATTTGACGCGCTAAAGAATTACAAAACATATATGATAGATACTGTCACTTCCAAGACGTGGCAACCTTCTGATAAATGTATGTCTGCTGGATCTAACTCCACTGTTCATGCTATTCTTTTATCTGTATGGCTCGGATATAAGAAAATAAACCTGTTCGGATTTGACTGCGGTTATAACAAAACAGTAGATGATTACCGAGTCAACCGAGAAAACAAGCACGACGAAACCTATAAAGAAGTAACCGTATCCTGCCCTATCACTAATAATCTTTACTATACCACAACTGAATATATCGGTATGGCAGAAGAAGCAATGAAGATTATCCAGATACTACATACTCAAAAAGGTATCAGGTTTAATCTATACGGTGACACATTACTAAAGTGTTTGATTCAAAACAATATCAATAAACATTCCTATTCTTTGCAGGATGATTTCCCTGTTCGCTGGTTAAAGGCTGCTTAAATGGCGACAACTTTTCTAACCTTGGTCAATGATACACTAAAGCGGTTGAATGAAGTCCAGCTTACCTCGGACGAATTTGCAACCGCTATTGGTTTTCATGCCTCCGTTAAGGATGCGGTCAATATCGCTTTGGAAGAAATCGGTCAGGAACAGTTTGGATTTCCGTTTAACCACCAGACAGGTTCGTTAACCCTGGTAGCTGGCACGTCAACCTATGCAGCACCAAGCGATATGAAAGTGGTAGATTGGGATTCCTTTCGCATTGTCAAGGATGAAGCAGAGAATATCGGTGCGGTAAGGTTGAGACAGATTAACTACGACACTTACATTCAGCGGTTCTACATCAGAGACGGTAACGCTGGGACAGAGGATTACGATACCCCTATCTATGTTTATCGTACTCTCGGTAATGAAATTGCATTCAGCCCTATCCCAGACAAAGCCTACACTATCAACTACGATTACTACCAGTATCAGACTACATTAACCAACGCCACTGATACCATGTCTGTTCCTGACCAGTTTAAGAATGTAGTGATCGATGGCGCTATGTATCACTGCTATATGTTCCGGGATAATTCCCAACAGGCTACTATTGCCCAGCAGCGGTTTACTCGTGGTATCGAGAACATGCGGAAAATCCTAGTCAACAACTTTACTGATCTTCGTGACACCAGGGTTAATAGACTAATTAACGTACCGGCAGGAAGTAAGTAATGGCTGACAATCTCCGCGATGTAACAATCATTGCTAGAGGCGGTCTATACACTAACGAGGATGCGCTAACCCTTGCCGGTACTGAACCGGGTTCAGCAATCCGTATGACAAACTTTGAGGTTTCACAGTTTGGTGGGTATAGACGGATTAACGGTTATGAATATTACGATGCTGATAATCCGCAAGTCCCTGGTGCGGGTAAAGTCCTTGGTGTCTGGATTCACAACGATAAGGTCTACGCCGCAAGACGTAACGCAATTGATTCTACTTCGGCAACGTTACCTGTAGGCGCTATCTCCCTTAGTTCTGGTAGTTCAATTGTAACTGTTACCTCTACTGCTCATGGATTATCTGTGGGAGAATGGGTAACATTTAGTAACATTGATGCTAGCCTTGGCGGGTTAGATCTTAACAATACTGAATTTAATGTGGCTTCGACTGCTACGGCTGACAGTTTTACCTTTGTCGCTGACGAGGCTGCGGACAGCACAGTATCCAGTACAGCCGCTAATATCACTTACACGGTCAGCCGATACTACACCATCTATGATCATGCTGATGGAGTAGGTTGGTCAGCGGTAAACAACACCTCTGATACTAATACTCGTAGTGCTGTAGGCGTAACTAAACTCAGAACTAACGAACATAGCTTTACCGGGTCAGAAGTTGTAATTGTCGTAGACGGTGTTAACCGGCCACTAAGACATAACTCAACAACCCCTATTGAACTTTATGACCGACAAGGTTCTAGTCTAACTGAAACCGAAGATCAACTATCTAACCCTTTCTCAATCAGCAACGGAACCAGTATAGTCACTGTAGCTCATGTTGCTCATGGTATGCACGTTGGAGATATTGTTAATTTCAGCAATGTCAATGTCAATATCGGTACGGAAGACATTAATGGTAATGATTATACTATTGCTACCGTGGTTGATGCGGACTCTTATACCTTCGTTATATCCGCTACCGCTACATCATCTCAGAACAATGTCGGAGGCACGGCGGTAAACTGGTTCTATACCCATATAGATATCGCAAATATCGAAGGTGCTAAGTTCGTCACGGATTTCCGAAACCACCTATTCTTTGCCGGTTCTGGGGATAACTCCAACAGTATCACCTTTAGTAATCCTAACTCAGACCTAAGATATGATCCGGCTGGTGGTGCGGGAGAGATTAACGCAGGTTTTACCGTTACTGGTATAGCTAAGTTCCGTGATGCTTTATATATATTCGGTGAGAGACAGATCAAACGACTACAGGGTAACAACTCGTCTGACTTTGTTCTTTCAGAAGTAACAAGTAATATCGGTTGTATCGCTTCTGATAGTATTATTGAGATCGGTGGTGATATCCTGTTCCTAGCATCAGATGGCATTCGACCTATCCAGGGTACAGCCCGTATCGGTGATATCGAACTACAGACTGTATCTAAACCGATTCAACAGATCTTGCAAGGTCTACCGGAAACCTACGACCTGGACCTAATGAGTTCTGTAGTTATCAAGAACAAGTCTCAGTTCCGGTATTTCTTCCCTAATGAAACCGGGTCAGCATCAGACGCTTTCGGTATTATCGGTGGTCTCCGGTTTGCTAATAACAGCGTCGGATGGGAGTTCGGGGAACTACTAGGCATTCGTTCATTCGTGGCTTACTCAGATACCATTAACAGTATTGAGACCACGGTTCATGGAGACCTAGACGGATACGTATTTAAGCAGGAGTCGGGTAACTCGTTTAACGGCGCGGATGTTATTGCTGTCTACGCTACCCCGTTCTTCTATTTTGATAGTACAGAACGACGTAAGATATTTCATAAACTCTCTATCTATACCCGACCAGAAGGCACGTCGGAGTTTAACTTAGCGGTGTATTACGATTGGGATGACCCTAACAAATATAATCCTAACTCTTACGGTCTTTCCACTCAAGGTGCAATCCTTCGTTATTTCTCTACCGGAGGAACCTATGGGTCAACCTTTACTTTTGGCGGTTCTAGTAGTCCCGTTCTAGAAAAGAATATACAAGGCTCAGGTAGGTCTGTCAGCTTTGTTATCACCTCAATCGGTACACAAGCACCTTATAGTATTCAAGGCTGGGGCCTTACTTTCCAAGAAGCAGGATATAGATAATGGCAGGTTATACACGTCAGTCTTTAGCTCAGATTCTTAACGGTGAGATTGTATCTGCTCCACCGCTTAACGCTGAGTTTAACCAGATCCTTGCGGCGTTTAACAACTCTACAGGTCATAAGCATGACGGTACCGCTGCCGAAGGTCCGCCAATTGATCGTATCGCTGACCTGGACCAGAACAACCTTATCTTCGTAGACACCAGTGCTAACCAGATCAACTTCTATGTAGAGTCAAGTGCTGCCCAAGTAGGTCAGATCAGTATCCAGGACGGGGCTATCGTACCGTTCACTGACAACGATATTGATTTAGGTTCTTCTTCTTTTGAGTTCAAGGATCTTTATATCGATGGTACTGCTAATATTGATTCTCTAGTAGCAGATACCGCTGATATTAATGCCGGTACAATTGATAATACAGTTATCGGTGCTACCACTCCTGCTGCTGCTACCCTTACTAACCTGACCGTATCGACGGGAAGCACTATTGATTTCTCCGGTGCTACTGTATCTAACGGCGGAACCTTTACCACAGTCACTATTTCAGGTGGATCTATTACAGGTATCACTGATCTAGCAGTTGCTGACGGTGGTACAGGTGCATCTACTGCTTCTGCCGCCCGGACTAATCTTGGTCTAGCAATCGGTACTAATGTCCAAGCCTACGATGCCGGTCTACAGTCTATCTCTGGTCTGACCACCACAGCCGACCAGATGATCTACACCACGTCATCTGATACTTATGCCACCACTAGTCTCACCTCAGCCGGTCGGGCATTGCTAGATGATGCTGATGCTTCTGCTCAACGGACTACACTTGGTCTGGGTACTCTTGCCACACAAAACGCAAATAGCGTGGCAATTACAGGCGGTACTATCTCTGGTATTAGTAACCTATCTGATATCGGTAACGCCCTTCCTTATTCCTTTAGCACAACCACAACTGATTCTGATCCTGGTAGCGGTGTACTAAGACTTAATAACGCTACTCAGAATGCCGCCACACAGATTTACATTGACGATGAAGAGGCTAATGCCGCTGATGTATCTGCTTTTATTCAGTTGCTATCGGGTGGTAACAACCCGTCGTCTGTTCTAGGTACTATTACTTTACGTAAAGAATTTAGCCCAGAAACATTCCTACAGTTTAAGGTCACAGGTGTAACTAACGCTGCCGGGTACACTAAGCTGACTATTGATAATACGTCATTTAGTTCTGCTAGTCCGTTTTCAAATAGCGATAATGTTTTCTTAGAGATTAACCTAGCCGGTGACAAAGGTGATCCCGGTGATGTAACCGGTCCGGCTAGTTCTACAGATAATGCTATTGTTCGCTGGGATGGTACCGGAGGAAGTCTAGTTCAAGATTCCGGGGTTATCATTGATGACAGCGGTAACTTAGCTACCTCCGGCCTTATCGAATCAACAACGAGTGGGTTCAGATTCCCTGATAGTACAACCCAGACTACAGCCGGGGCAATTGGCCCAGCAAGTAGTACGGATAACGCTCTTGTTCGATTCGATGGCACGGGTGGTAGCACTCTCCAAAACAGCGGGTGGACACTGAGCGATGCTAATGCTCTGACGGCAGGTGGTGCGTTCGATATGAACGGCTTCGGGCTGACGGTCGACGGAGTGAAGTTCGAGACCGGCACCGAAAGCCTGCCGAGCGCGACCAGCCTCCCGGCTGCGGTGTCCGGCGCGCAGAGCCTGACCCTGCTGCCGTACAGCAAGCACTGGATACAGATCGATGGGTCGACGACCCTGACCGTCACTTCGGGCGCGACGGCAGGCTATCAGGTAGACGGCGCCATTCTTCAGGTGACGATGGACGCAGTTGGCTCCCGCACCCTAACGATCGTGGGCGCGACCTCGGCCTCGGCGACGGCCTTCGACACGTCCAGCCTGGGCGCCGATGAGAGCGTAATCCTCGCTTTCTGGCAGGCACCCGACGGGACGATCTTTTATTCAGCCGCTACAGGAGCTTTCTGATGCCCACGCTGATCCCCATCAATGTCGGCGGCGCAGGTGGCGGCCTGACCATCACGGCCACCGCTGAGAAGGCGATCACGGCTGGAGACCTGATCGCCCGGTCCAGCGCCGGGAAGGTGGCCAAGGCCGTCGGCTATGACCCAGCCCAGAGTCCGAACGCCACCGCCTCCGTGCGGGACGAGGGCGGCTATGTCTTCTACGACAGTACCTATAATGTCGTCGGCCTGTTCTCGCCCGAGTATGGGGGGTCCATCATGCGGTGGACGCTGTTCGACGCGGACACCCTGGCGGAGAACGCGACCGGCTCCTTCTCGCTCAATCACCGGAACTGTGGGTTCGTCTTTGATGAAGCCCTGGGTGCGGGCGTCGTGTCTGGAGCCAACAGCAGCACAACGATCGAGCTGGTCCATTTCAAGGTGGCTTCGGCGACCACGATGACGACCGCCGCGACCTCCACCACTATCGGCACCGCGACTGAGGTCGCCGTTATGGGGCTGACCGCATCCGGGCAGGCCATCTTGGTGGCTGGAGCTACTTCTGTTGCATTCGAGACCCGGCTGATCACTTTTTCTGATAGCGCGGTTACTGCTATCGGAAGCGCCGTGACCGGACCTTGCCGTATTAACACCGACAATGGCGTCGCCATTGCGGTAGACGCTGCGAGTGCGCGGGTTGTGGTTTTCTCCAAGGATGGGTCCGCATCGACCAATCACTACGTCACTCCGATCAGCGTCTCCGGTTCGACCGTCGTGTGCGGTAACACGCTCTCACTGATCAGCACGGCGAGCCTCCTTTATCCAATCGGCCTGATCTACGACTCGGACGAAGACATTTGGTACGGCATCCTGCCGAGTAGCGGAAAGATCAGCGTCCAGCCCTTCTCGATCACCGGGACCGGCGCGTCGGCGACGCCAAGTTCTACCTCCGGCACCTTTACGTCAGCCAGCAGCGCCACCATGGCCCCGGCGTTCAACACCTGGATGCTAACTGGGTACGACTCGACCGCCACCCGGCTGTTCATCTTCGCGAACAATGGCTCAAGCGGCATCAGTCACGCGGAGATTACGCCTCAATCCAATACGACCGCTCCCAGCTATACCGTGGACACCAACGACTTCGAGAGCCGGGGGGCGATCACCGCCCTGAGCACGGACGGGGGCGACCTGATGTACGCGGGCAATCTCCGCTGGCGAGCGTTGACGGTCTACGACGGACGTTGGCTGGCAGCGGTTGCCGCATCGTCCGGTAACGGGCCGATCTTCATCTTCTACGACCCGGTCGCAAGCACCTTCGCTGGATTCGCCACCAAGGTCGTGGGCGTGGCCGCCGCGTCGGCGTCGGCTGCGGCATCGGTCGACATCACGATCCCCTCGACTGAGACCGGCGCGGGCTTCACCGGGCATACGGCTGGCGACCTTCTGTATGCCGGTGCGAATGGCGAGCCGATCACCGACACGGACGGTAGAGGCAGTACGATCGGGCTGGCAATTGACGCCACGTCAGCGATCGTGATCGGCGACGGCACGTCGATCCTGACCCTGAAATCGGAGGAAGCATAAAATGGCTTTAATCGCGCTCGGTACGATAGCCAAAGTTCGTCTCGTTGACGGCGTGAACGTGGAATCGCTTTCTCGTCTCCCGCGCAAGATTGCAGCTTGGTCGAGGCCGGAAGTCGTCGGCGAACAGGCTCGATTTAATCCTGGCGCGGCTGTGCTTAATTGTGACGATGAGTTTGTAGGCTTCGGTTACTTCGATGAATATGAGGACCGCGCCACGCCGACCACCGGTCAGAAGCTCGGCGCGCGGGGTACCGGCGCCCTGGACGCGGAGAACAACCGATGGGTCTATACGGTGGCGGCGGTCGACAAATCGCAGGGCGAACTTGACGCGGAGTTGGCTGCGGCCCGTGCAGCCAAGTGGGCGCAGATGAAGAAGGAGCGCGAGGCCCGGATCTACACGAGCACGCCGCTCTCCGTGACGATCGGCGCCAAGACCTTCGGCGTCGATATCAGGTCAGATCGGGAATATCTGGTGATTTCGGGTCTGACCCAAGTGGCAACGCTCCGGGCCGGGGAAGATCCGGCGCCGACCTTCCAGTTCACGGACGCCGACAATATCGTGCAGGATCTTTCGGTGGCCGAGGTCCAGGCGATGGGCCTGCTGGTCGCCCAGCATCAAGATGACGTTCACGGCTACACTCGCCGTCTGCGCCCGCTGATCTTCGACGAGGCCGAGACCGACCCGGCTGTGATCGCCGCGATCACCTGGGAGGACGGCTATTCTATGACTTCGGTAGAACTAGATCAACTAGATGTAACTTCAAGCACTCACTGGGAATAAATAGATGGACCTTTCTCCTACAGTTATCTGGAATATAGTTCTGTCTCTTATTGTAGCCCCAGCCGCTTGGGTGTTCAAGTCCTTATTCTCAGAGATTAAAAGATTAGAAGGTAAACTTCAAGAGACCAGGGAAGAATACGCCACTCGTGCAGAACTTAGGGAAGATATGAGACGAGTTATGGAAAGTCTCAATCGACTCGAAGATAAACTTGACAAAATACTAGAAAAGAGGTAAGATCATGCCTACAGCAGTTAACGGGCAATTGTTTTATTCACCGGCTGAAGTGCAGGCTGGTCTACCACAGTATCATGCAGCCCTTCGCCAAGCAACAGGATACACCGGTCAGTTCTCAGCCGACCCTACTCAACGGTTTCAGCAGTATATTGCCGGAACAACTCCTGAACAGCAATCTGCATACCGTGCTCTAGAGAATATTTACGGGTCTGGTTCCTTCGCGCCCGGTACAACCACGGTCGTACAATCTAATCAGGCTCAACAGCTACCGGATCTTTCTTCTATTCAGACCGGTATCACGGGTCTAGGGACAGGTCAGCAGGGTCTTATGACCGGTCAGCAGAATATCCAGACCGGTATTACTGGCCTAGAGACAGGTCAGCAAGGTTTACAGACAGGTATCACTGGTCTAGAGACAGGTCAACAAGGTCTTATGACCGGACAAGAGAATATCCAAACGGGTATCACCGGTCTAGAAACCGGTCAGCAAGGTATCCTAGGCGGTCAACAGGCACTTGGTGCGGGTCAAGGTGCAATTCAAGGGGCAATCGGTGCTCCCGCAGAAGGTCAGCCGCAGACCTTATTCGCTGGTCAGGCCGGTCTTATGGGCGGTCAACAGGCTCTAGGTCAACAGCTAACCGGAGGTATTCAGGATATTACTGGTGCAGTTGGTGGTGTATCTCAAAACATTGATGCACTAGAGCGGGCGGCGGAACAGTATCAGCGTGAAGCCCAACGTCAGCGTGCTCAGATCCAGACTTCCGGTATGACAGGTCGAGAACAGATTGCTAGACAGGTAGCAGACGTAGGACAACAGGTCAATACCGGGGTAGAACAGCCGCGTTCTCTTATGGGGGGTATGGCTGCTCCTGTCGCTGCTATGGGTGCTACAGCGGGTATTCAACCGGGTGGGGCTACTCAGGCTGCTACTCAGTATGCCCAAACCCAAAAGTTTGCCCCACCAGCCCAAGGTCAACAAACCATTATGGGTCCGTTGGGTCCGATGACAGTCGATCCACGAGACCAAGTAACTCAGCCAGTGTCTTCATCTGGCCTAATGAATTATCCTGTATAAAAGAAAAGAGTAAGGCATGGTTCAGATCGGCAACTATAATTACAGCGATTATTATAGCTCTGGTGCTTATACACCACGAGAGGGAACTTTGTCTTATGCCGAGTTCGACCCAGAAGCATATCTAGCAGCCCGACCCGATGTTGCTCAAGACCCCGGTTTTACAGGTGGGTGGTCGAAAGATCAGTACAGACAAAGAGACCTGTTCCTACAGCAGTATGGTAGAGCGCCTACCCGTGATGAATCCTTATATGCTCATTACCAAGGTGTGTTCCCAGGCGATCCTCGGATACAGTTACCAGGACAATACCAGCAACAGGGGCCTGATCTATTCCGTAGATCAGCGGACGAAGTGGCAACGATCCAGGGATATCAAACTACTAGAGGTACTGTAGGCCAATACGAGACAGGTATATCAGCATTCCTAGATCCAGAAACTAAAAAAATTCGCCAAGACCTTTTAGGCGGTACAGGTATTCCAGAAGACCTGAATCTACAGGAAAAGATTGACGCTGCTAAGAACGCTACTGATCCTAATGACCCGGCTGTACTAGAACTAAAGTCCATCCTTGATACTCTAGGTGAGCGCAAGACCGCTAGAGATACAGGGTATCTAGGTGTATTCGGTGAAGGCGGTTATGACCGGTATAAACAAGCTGTAGGTTCTAAGCAGTCCTATGCTGATCCGTACGGTAAGACTACACCATTAGGTAGGATGGCTGAACTTGCCGAGAATCCTGAACTTCCTCCGGGTACAGAACTATCTCTACAGCGTTATCAAGCACAGCCTGACGAGTTTCTTGATGCTGATAAGTATAAGGCAACTCCTACTAAATATAATATCCAAGCCGCCCAGGCTCAAGTATCTCAGGCTGTAGATCCGACTAAGACCGATGCTACTTCATACGAGGCTAATCAGGTTGCTGATCGGGTTGCTAAAACTCAGATCCAGGCCGCTAAACAGCAAGGCTTGACAGATTATGTAGAACCTGCTAAAGGTGAGGTGGATGTAAAGTCTACTGTTCAGGGTCAACTTGCTCAACTTATGCAGCAGTTTGAAGGCGGTCAGATTCCTGCCTTTGCTGCCGGTGCTATTCGTACCGCTGAACAGAGACTAGCTGCCAGGGGCATGGGTGCCTCTAGTATGGCCGGTGCTGCTATTGTTCAGGCTGCTATGGAGGCTAGTACACCTATTGCCGCTGCCGATGCCGAAACATACCGGCGTATGCAGGAACTAAACCTGAACAACCGTCAGCAAGCTGAAGTTTTGAACGCTCAGATGACATTGCAGATGGATCTACAGAACCTAAGCAATGAACAGCAGGCTCGGGTAACCAACACGCAGAATCAGATCCAAAGTCTATTTAACGATCAGGCTGCGACCAACAGTGCTAGACAGTTTAATGCGACCTCCGAGCAACAGAATGATCAGTTCTTTGCGGGTCTGTTTAATCAGACTGCACAGTTTAATGCTGCTCAGAAAAATGCTATCTCACAGTTTAACGCCGGTCAGACTAATGCCGTAGCACAGTTTAACTCAGAGTTGGCAAATCAGCGAGAACAGTTCAACCTTAAGAACAGCATCGTTATCGATCAGGCTAACGCTGTATATCGCAGACAGATTAATACCGCTAATACTGCAATCGCTAATGCTGAGAATGAGTTTAACGTACGTAACCTGTTCAATATCAGTCAGAATGCTCAGGCTCAGATCCTACAGCAGCAGCGGGATGAGATTAACTTTGCTCGGGTTGCTGCTTTGAATGATCAGGAATATCGGAATAATCTGGCCTTAGCTTCTTTTGCTTATGATAAGGATCTAGATCTAGCATCTGACTTGGCTGTAGGCGGATTATTTGGTAGTATCGCAGGTGGTATTATCGGCTCTATATTTGGCCCTACCCCGAAACCAACTGGATAAAGAGGTAAATAATGATCGGAAGTATTATCGCATCGGTAGCAGGTAGTGCAGTATCATCCATTCTTGGTGGTGGCAGTAAATCTCAAACCCTACCTGCTAAATTTGATCGTCGTCCCGCCCCATTCCGGCGCAGGGTAGAGAACGTTATGGAACCCGACACCCGAGGCATGGAAACATTACCAGAAGAATCCGCTTCATTTGGTACAATTCAAACGCTTATCAATCGTCACGAGGCGATGCTTAATGCTATTGACGCTGATGCTGGTGCGGCAGGGTCTCTATCATCCGGTGGTATCGGTCGATATAATTACTAAGGTGTCTTATGCAACCCAATGATCAAAGTTTTAACGGGCCTATTCCTGGTGCTTCCTTAACCCACGAGTTAGGGTCTCAACCGGATGAACGTCCGCCTATGTATGTTGACCCAACAGAAGCATACGATTTTCTGGTTGATCGTATTGCTAACCCTGATGTGTTTAAGCGTATCGCTGTAGCAGCAGAACTAGGCGTACCTCTGGAACTTATGGTCAGACCTATTGTCTTCGCTGGTTGGGCTGAAGGCTACTACACCAATGATGTGATGCACCTTATCGCCGGTCCTATCTTTGAGCTTACCGGTAAGCTACTAGAGAAATCTGGTGTGGACTATATCCCATTAGCCCCGCGAAAGCAAGACGAGTCCTACGAGAACCTTCTTGACATGCTCTACAAGAAACGTGAGGCTCTAGAGCAGGGTCTTGATGAACCCGGTGATGAAGACGAACAACCAGAAATGATGCAAGAAGAAGTCGTATCAGAGCCTACTGAATCGTTAATGGATCAGGCACCTGTTGAAGAAGAAGAAGTGTCTGCTCCTTCTAGCGGTCTAATGGGGAGGCCGGAATAATGGGTTTCTTTTCACCCGGGTTTGTTATCGGTGCTGCTAGTAGCCTCACTAATCAGATTGAGGATGCTAAGGAACGTAACGCTGAGATGATGGAGCGTAGACGTAATCAGTTTGATCAGTTAAGTCGTGAGGCTAAACGAGAACTAAATCAAAAAAAGATGACAGAGCAACAATACGTTGATCTTGCGAAGGAAGTTCTGTCACCTGAACTTAAAATTCATATCGGGGATGACCCTGCATTGCTGGCGGCGGCTGGTAAGAGTTTTAAGATTCAATCACAAACTCGTGGACTAACACCGAGTAATTTCAATAAGAGTCTTTTACTCAGCGGTATGACTGAGGAAGGTAAGTTTGATCCCACAAAAGTGTTTAATATTAAAGAACCTCCTAAGATGGGTGTAGAGGAGCCGACTGAGGAAGGTTTCTTAGGTAGGGCTTTCCGAGGTATTACCGGCGCACCTTCTCAACAAGAACTGGCGGAAACTGATCCCTCAAGACTTACCACGGATATCCGGGAAGCGTCTCTTAATCTGGGTAGAATTTATAATCCCTTAGACTTTGATGATTCTGCGTGGAACAAGGCGTATAAATCATTTGCAGACGCTGAAGATATTGAACTCGGTATGACCCCTACAGGTCAGTACAGTCTTGATAAGCTCCTTGATGCCGCGAACTCCGAAACAGAAATTAAAGCAAAACTAAGTATCATTAACGCCTTACGTAATAATCAGGCTTACACAGAAGATGATATCGGTGGTATTATCGGTCATGTCAACGAAATCTATAAGAAAGTTGAAAATTCAGGCGATCAGTTTAATACAATCGTAACTCAGATTGCTAAAGATATGAATGAGACCAGTGTATCAGAAGTTCTTAATAACTTAGAGAAGTACAAAATTGTTAGCAAGACACCTCCCGGGCCGCCGGGTACTCCTAAAACGGTAAATCAACCACCTACCGAGACGGTTCCAGATCCGACTGGTAAAGCCGTTAATCAACCTGTTCCAGCAGATCTTCTAGCAAAGTTACAAGCCAAACTTAAAAACCCGTCCTGGCGGCAGGACAATAGTGATAGAGACGAAAACGGACGAATAATTTATACTTTTGAAGACAATGGTAAAGTATATCGTATCGCCAATGACGAGAATAGCAACCCAATTATCCTAAGTGTAACGCCTGTCAGCGAGCAGTAATAATGGCAATCGATCTTACCGGAGCAGAAGAACGTAAAGCTAGAGCGGCTGGAATTCAACCAGTTCAGCCCACTCAGCCTGAGGAATCAAAACCCTCCGGCAAACTTACGTTCGAGGATCTAAAAAAAGATCCATCTGTCATGCCGACTATCCGAAGATATTATCAGGATAGGTATGGTACCGACTACTTAGACAAGGACGAAGCCTTAGAAGACTTCCTGTCAGAGTATCGTGGTATCCAGAACAATACCTTTAATACCTTAACCTTTGCTAACTATGCGTCTGAGATTGAAGATCCAGAGTATAAAGCACAGTTAGGCCAGTTGTACAACACCTTTGATAATGAACTGGAAAACTTTGCTGATGTTGAGGGGGTTGGGTCTGGCCTGATGGCGGCTGGTGAAATCCTGGCCTACAACATTTTCGACCCTATCAACCTGCTCGGATTCGGTGCTGGTAAAGCAATTGCGTCTACAGCCGGTCGAGGTGCTATTAAGGGTTTGATGGGTCGGGTATTCGAGACTGCGGCTAAACGTCCGGTCTTAGCCGGTGCTGTATCTGGTGCAGCCGTAGAAGGCCCTACTGGTGCAGCAACGGAATATGCTGTCCAAAAAGCAGAGAAGGATCTAGATGTACGGGACGAGACTGACTGGGGTCAAGTAGGTCTAGCTGGTGGTATCAGTGGTTTAACAGGCGGTGCTATCGGTGCTCTCGGTGGTAAGCTCGGTAAGAGGTCAGCCGAAGAAACTAATAGATGGTTAGCGGAAGCTGATCGGTCAAGTACACAAGGTAGTCTGGCTGCTTTCGATGATTTAGAAAAGGCTGTTATGGCACCGCCAACTGTTCGTGGTACTACTAAACCTATCGATCCGGTCAAAGATATCGCCAACACCTATGTTATCGCTAAAGAAGCTGCTGATGTCGTTCCCGAAGGATACGATAAACTTGGTCGTGTCCTGTCTTTGGATGAAACCAAAAAGACAGCCGTGGTGCAGTATCTACCGGAAGGTACTAAGGTTGAGAGAAAAGCCCAGTATCGTAAAGATATGTTTGATAAAGGTGCTATTAATGTTGAAGTACCTCTATCTAACCTACAATCCCCGAAACTGGAAACAGCCAGGAAAATGGCTAACCAGTATATCAAGGACTACGGAACATTCCTAGACCCGAAAGAAATAGAAGAAGGTAAAAAGTTCTTAAAGCAACTTGATCCTAATATACCGAACGAGAAATTAGACCTAATGCTATCTCCGGCGCAGATCATTAAACTTCGGGATACTGCTAACAGATATGTGCTAACAGAGATGCCGAATACTCCTCTGTTTGCGGTTAAGAACCTTGACCCTCGTCTTAAAGAAACCGAACGTTACGCTCAGATTATAGATATGTTACCACCTGAAAAGTTGGATGATTTTAAACAGTTCTTGTCGGATAATGGTATCAAGCGCGAAGATCTAGGAAAGATTTACCGTTCTGATATTAGTGTGGCCGGTGCTAAAATACAAACGCAAGCGCCCGGTGCTATCAATGAACTCATCGCTTTCGGTCAGACAGTCGACACGGCTGATGCTGCGGCACGTCAGGAGTTGGACAGCTATCTAAGGAAAATATATGAGATAGATAAAACCGAAGGTCAAGCTCCTGGGTTCTTTAGCACATTTGTAGATATCTGGCGAGCGGCTCTCGTATCTCAGCCGGTTACTATGGTCCGTAACGTACAAGGTACAGCAACCCGCCTTCCAGAAGAAGTCTTCCGTTCTGCACTAGACAACTCACTTATTAACTGGGAAAGAGAGTTACTTGGTCTTAAGCCAATTGATGCCACCGACGCTTTAACAACTAACCCGTTAAAAGTATTACAAAACTTTGCCAGCCCAGAAGAAGTGGTTCGTATGGCGCGATATACCGCTATGATGAACGAGGAAGTAGACTTCCGAATGTTTCAGGTTATGGATGATCTTATTCCGAATGAGTTAAGATCCGTTAAAGGTCTTGAAACTGCGGCTAAGGCGGTCACTGTAGCTAACACACTTAACCGTGCTCAGGATCGTTGGTTTAAGTCGGCTGCGTTCCTTACTGAACTTGAACGTCAGTATGTTCGTGCGGTTAACTTGGATCGAATCAAAGCACCTGTAGTTACTCTACCTGACGGAACCGCTAAGAAGCTCACCAACATACGTGATGTAATTTCTTATCAGAGATTCGATCTACTAACAGACGAGATGTACCGAGAAGCGGTTTCGTTTGCTTTGGATATGTCGTTTCAAAATAGACAAGCCGGGTCGAAAATGTTTATCGGTGGTAAATTTTTTCAAGAGTTACAGGACAGCCTATCGAATTTCTTTGATAAGAATGCTTTAGCTAGAACACAAGTCCCGTTCTTTAACTACGCATTTAGTAACTTTGTGTATATGACCAACCGGGTGTTTCTCCCTGGGGGATTGATTAAATGGGGGTTATCCTATACAAAAGTCCAAAAACTATTAAAGGAAGGTGCTGAGGCTGGTCGGACTGTTCAAAACCAAATCGCTCTTGAAAGAGAGACCCTAAGACTTAAGGAAGGAATTGTAGAATTTGCTGGCGGTGTATCTTTATACGCGGCGGCCGGTACTATCTATTGGGCGATGGGCGGGGATAAAGCGATGACAATCAGGGTCGGTGATCAAGAGTACGACCTTCGTACTGTTGCCCCGCTTAACGGTTTCCTTCTAATGATTGATAGTATTAACAGGTGGGTTACCGGTCAAAAGCAACGAGACTCATTTTTTACTGACGCCCCGGAAATCATTGCCGGGTTGTCTACACGTCGGGGTGCTAGTGCTTCTCTGGTAGGCGATTACCTTGAGGCAATGCTGGACAATAACCCCGACCGGGCGGAAGAAGCCGCTAAAGGTTTCTTTGAAATGATCGGTACTTCTGTCGGCGGATTTGTTGGTGGTCTAGCGGTTCCTTTGCGTCCAGTTGACGAAGCGTTAAAAACCTTTGGCGTTACTGAGCGCGAATTTATTGATCGTAGACTACAACAGGTTTTGCTACCAGAAGCATTGCTACCGGAAGACCCGACTCTACGCAAATCCATTGAAGGCTTCTTTAATGGTATGATCAAAGAGTCTGTTAAGGGAAGTTTTCTTGAGGGTGCTGTCTTCTCGGATACTCCACTCGCTCAATCACCAACAGGTGGTAAACTAATGACGGGTCGAGGACAGGTCTTCCGTCAGTTAACCGGTGCTACTCCGGCTCTAGATGATGATTTAGTCAAAAATGAACTAGAGAAGGCTGGTATCAACTTGTATAGTCTCAATAGTTATACAGAAGTACCTCAGTACGATAACGTCAGAAACCGTATGCTAGGTGTTGTATCTAGAGTACTTGGTATGGATCTAATCCGATCACAAGAATATAGAAACCGGGATGCCGCAGGAAAGCGTAAACTGCTAGAGGTGGCTTACTTTGGTAAAGCATCCTCGGATCAACCCAAACAATATAGAGACACTCTCCGCAATCTCGGTATTAAAGAGTTTAAGAATTTCAGGCAGATTGCAAACGAACTGGTGAAGAAAGAATACCCTGTACTGTACGAACTTTACAGGGTTAAAGAGGGTTTCAGTAAAGGAGACGAAGCCGACGTTCTTGCCAGCTTACGTAACCCTACCCCTGGAGTTATTGCTACCGCCAGGAACTCCTTGAATGACAGCGGATTCAATACAAGAAACATGTCCGATGAAGAAGTTATGAGTCAGATCATCCCGGATCTAAGGTATAGAGACGAGAGAGTAGAAGATAACCAAGACTATAATCAGAGACTTCTAGCTACTATTGATCTTTACCGTCGCCTTAAGGGTATCGGAACTTTGTCTGAAACAAATATTCTAAGTCCTTTTATTACATTTGGTGGTGAAAGGGTACTCAAGGAATCTTCTCAATGACCGGCTTACCTATGGAGATATTCACCTTACTGTTCTCAACAGTTCTCGGTGGTATCATGTCTGTCTGGGGCCAGAGTATCAAAGCATCCCATGAGCGAAACAAGATGTATATCGCCGCTCTCACTGAGGAAGCTAAGATCGTTCAGTCTGCCAGGGAATATGGACTACGTGATACTCACTTCGCCTGGACTAGACGAATCATTGCCCTATCCGCTATCTTCTCAATCATCGTATTACCCAAAATAGCCCCGC